GTCATCCGCGCGCCCTACGCGCCGAAGGCCGATGAATGGCCGCGGCAGACCGTGTTCGGGGCGTCGGTCAACGACACGTCATTCCTGGTGGACCCGACCGGCAACAGGCGCTTCTGGTGCCTGGAGGTCGAGCGCCTCGAGCATGAGCACCAGGTCGACATTATGCAGCTCTATGCCCAGGCCTGGGCCGAGCTGCAGGGCGGTGAGCAGTGGTGGCTTACCGATGCCGAGCATCAGCTGCAGATGAAGGCCGCGGAGGATTTTCTCGTGCCCTGCACGGTGGCCGACAGCTTCGAGGTGTTCTTCGAGAAGAAGCTGGACCGCCCGGTCGAGACCTGGTGCGCGATCAACTGCACCCAGCTCGCGACACTGCTGGCGCTGCCCCGGATGGACCAGCGCGAGCTGTCGCGGCTCAAGAATCTAATCACCCTCCGCTTCGGCAAGATGCGGCAGTTTGGGGCCTCGAGGCGCAAGGGTTGGAAGGTGCCGGTGACGCGCCAGGAGCTCGAAGCGCACGCAATGCGGCCGCTCGACGACTAGCACAGGATGCACAGGGTGACCCACAGGGTGAGTGCACAGGGTGAGTATTTCCTGCTGCAGGCCACGGCCCCCGGGGCCTGCACCCTGTGCACCCTGTGCTTACTAATAGAGTATGAGAAAGAAAATAAAATATATTTTATATAGTATATATAGGGAAAAGGTGGATCAGACGGTGCAGACGGTGCAGATCGGGCCGCAGCCCAGGCGGGCCGCGGCCTGCAGTGCACCCGCTGGCACCGGGTGCACCAGGTGCTGCACCGGGTGCAGCGCGTAAGGCTCTAGAGCCTTCCGCTCGGGGTTTGTCAAAAAATTTTTGACAAACCCCCAACCGCAAACACAGCGCGCCGGCGGTGTTACAATGGCGCATCAACAGGAGGCAGAACAATGGCCAAGAGTCTGAGTCCGAAGCAGCGGGCCTTCGTGGAGCATTACGTCGTGAGCAACAATGCCTCGGCAGCGTACAAGGCCGCCGGCTACAAGGAGGGCAACACGCCCGGCGCCACCCGCATGGCAGCCTGCCGCCTGGTTGCAAACCGTGACGTTCGGGCCGAAATCCTGGCGCAGCGCAAAGGTCGCATCATTGACGACGTGTACGATCGCGCCTGGTTGCGGCAGCAGATGATGGAGCGATACCAGGAGTGCGTCGAGAATGGCGACGCGGTCAACGCCCGCGGCTTCCTCGACATGATGAACAAGACCGAGCAGCAGTACGTCGAAAAGCACGAGGTCGCGATGAGCGGCATCAAGTTCAACATCAGCAAATGAGGGCAAAACAATGGACGCGGAATATCAGGGCCTGCCGCGGCTTCGAGTCGGCAACGTGTACTTCATGCCGGCGCGCAGCTGCGACGTCAGGCCCGGCAAGGCCAACCCCGGGGACTACGCGCTGCCTGCCAGGCGAGTCTCCGGCACATACTGGGTAACGCCCTTCGTGCCGCGCCGCTTTATCACATCCTACGCCATGCGACGCAACCTGCCGGTTCGCGCCCTATGACCGAGGCGCAGGTCGACTACGACGCGGCCGACAACCCGACGCTGCAGCAGTTCCACAACTGCAACGACTTCGTTCGCGCCATCATGGGCCCGGTCGGCAGCGGCAAGTCGGTGGCCTGCACGATGGAGACACTGTTCCGGGCGAACGAACAGCTGCCGGTCAAGGGCAGCAACTGCAGGCCTGTGAAGTTCGCAGTGGTCCGCAACACCTACCGCGAGCTCGAAGACACAACGATTGCAACCTTCCAGCAGTGGATACCGCCCGAGCTCGGGCATTACCGGGCCTCGGGCCACAGCTTCCAGATGGAATGGCCGCACCCGAGCGGCGACGGCACATACGTGAGCATGGAGGTGCTGTTCCGGGCATTGGATACGCCGAAGGATGCACGCAAGCTGCTCAGCCTCGAGGTCACCGGCGGATGGTTCAACGAGGCCCGCGAGATCCCCTGGGGCATCATCGACCTGTTCCAGACGCGCGTCGGCCGGTTCCCGCCCCACAAGCAGGGCGGCGCCACCTGGGACGGTGTGTGGATTGATACCAACCCTCCCGACGAGGACAGTGAGTTCTACCGCATCTTCGAGGAGCTGCGGCCCCAGGGCTATCGGCTATTCCGGCAGCCAGGCGGCACGGCGCCCAACGCCGAGAACATCGACAACCTGCGGCCCGGCTATTACGACCGGCTGCGCATCGGCAAGACCGAGGATTGGGTCAGGGTTTACGTCGACGCCGACTACGGCTTCGTGGCCGACGGCCGGCCGGTGCATCCCGAGTACAACGACCGCATCCACTGCCAGCCGACGCAGTACATCCCGGGCCTGCCGATCATCCTGGGCGCCGACTTCGGGCTGACGCCGGCGTGCGTCTTCATGCAGGAGCAGGCCGGCAGCTTCATGTGCATTGACGAGGTCGTCACCGAGAACCTCGGCGCCGTGGGCTTCGCCGAGCAGGTGAAGCGCGTGCTCAACACCCGCTACCCTGGTGCTGCGATCGAGGCCTGGGGCGACCCCGCCGGCGACCAGCGAAGCGCAATACGTGAGTCGGACACCGTTTTCGGTATACTGCAGCAGTCAGGCCTGCCGTTCGTGGCAGCTCCAAGCCAGGACCCTGTGAGGCGCAGAGAAGCGGTAAGCAAGCTGCTCACGACGCTGGCCCTGACAGGCCTACCGCGCCTGGTGATCGGGCCGCAGTGCAAGTATCTGCGGAAGGGAATGCGGGGCGGCTATGCCTACAAGCGGCTGCAGGTGAGCGGCGGGGACCGCTTCCACGACAAGCCCGACAAGAACATATATTCCCACATCTGCGAGGGCCTCGAGTATGGGCTCCTGGGCGCAGGTGAGGGCTACAATTTCAGCGAGCACAACCGGCGGCCGGTCGTGCCGCGTGTCATAGGATCACTCCGATGAAAGACCCCGCGCACATAGTCAAACGGTTCGAGCAGCTCTACAACAGCCGGCACACAGTCGAGGAGTCCTGGGACGTCATCGAGCGCTTCATCATGCCCTACCGCGGCCGCTTCTTCGAGGAGTCTAGCAGCGAGGGGGCGATCGAGTGGCGCAAGCGCGAGATATACGACAGCACCGCGGTGATGGCTGCGCAGTCCCTGGCAGCCAGCCTGCACGGCAGCCTGACGACGCCGGCGATCCGCTGGTTCGACCTGCGCTTCCGGCAGGGCGAGCTGACCGAGGATAGCGAGGCCGTCGAGTGGCTCGAGGAGTGCAGCAAGCGCGTATTCGATTCCCTGCAGGACAGCAACTTCAACCTCGAGGCCAACGAGACCTACCTCGACCTGGTGGGCTATGGCACCAGCATCATCGTCGAGGAGCCCATCACCGACCACATGGGCGCCTGGGGCGGCCTGCAGTTCACCAGCGTGCCGATCAAGGAGGCGTACTTCGAGCAGGACGCTGTCGGCCAGGTCTATGCCTTCTACCGCCTGCTGCAGTGGACCCCGTCGCGGTACATCGACAAGTTTGGCGCCGAGAACTGCCCCGAGATCATCATCGACAAGCACAGCAGCGACCCCGATGGGCGCATCGACGTCATCTTCTGCGTGTACCCGGACCCCTGGAACCGTGACGCCGACACCAGCAAGAAGCTGGCACCGAAGCGCCGGCCCTACCAATACTGCTACGTGACCCGCCAGGGCGCCGAGCTCTTCAAGGGCGAACGCGGCAGCGGCGGCTATTACGAGATGCCGGCCTTCGTGCCGCGGTGGCGCAAGACATCCGAGAGCACCTGGGGCAACAGCCCGGCTATGATCGCCCTGGCCGACGTCCTGACGCTTAAT